GGCTTGGACAGCTCCTGCTAGTTTTTTTATCACATTGATTGTTGCAATATTAACAACTGATTTTAAAAGTCGGTGGGGTATGCCTGCGGAAGCATGGCAGGCGCTTTTTTATGTAGGGGCGGGATTATCTGCAATCTTTGCTGTTATTTATTGGTGTAAAGTAGACAGAAAAGACATGGATAAGTTGATTGAAGAGATAAAAGGTAAATAGTCTCTTCCTATTTCACATTATGGGGGATTCTTGAGTTATGCCCCCTTTTGTAACGTGAAAAACTGGCATCTTGAGAGCCAGTTTTTTATGCGTTTCTTCCCGATTTTCAGACTTTTTTAGATCTGCATGCGTTATTGCATCGAATTGCATGCGTTTCCATCTCCTGTAGCGTCTGAGCGTCGCCAGTGCTGGCGCCCCTCCGGCATGTTCGTGCACCTGCATTAAAACCGCCCTATGAAGCGGGCGGGCGAGGCGGGGAAAGCACTGCGCGCTGGCGGTGGTGCTGATTTTATTTTTTCAGCGTCTGAGCGCGTCTTGATGGCGTTTAGATTGTGCGCCGGGGCGTTGGTGTGTCTGCGGGGTGTTTTGTGCGGTGGTGAGCGTGTGAGGGCGTGATGACGGGGTGTAAAAAAGCCGCCCGCAGGCGGCGATGTTCAGCCGTTGTCAGTGTCCAGTGAGTAGTTTTTAAAGCGGATGACCTCCTGGCCGAGCCAGCCGTTTATTTCCCGAATCCTGTCCTGTAACGGGATAAGTTCATTGCGGACAAAGACCTTTGCCACTTTCTCAATATCACCCAGCGACCCGACGTTCTCCGGCTTGCCGCCCATCAACTGAAAAGGGATGCGGTGCGCGTCCAGCAGGTCTGCGGCGCTGGCTTTTTTGATATTAAAAAAATCGTCCTTCGTTGCCACTTCACTGAGCGGGATAATTTTAATACCGTCGGCTTTTCCCTGTGGGGCGTAGAGAAACAGGTTTTTAAAGTTGTTGCGGCCTTTCGACTTCACCATGTTTTCGCGAAGCATTTCGATATCGTTGCGATCCTGCACGGCATCGGTGACGTACATGATGTATCCGGCATGTGCGCCGTTTTCGTAATACTTGCGGCGGAACAGCGTGGCCGACTCATTCAGCCAGGCAGAGTTAAGGGCGCTGAGATATTCCGGCAGGCCGTACAGCTCCTGATTGATATCCGGCTCCAGCAGGTGAAACACGGAGCCGGGCGCGAAAGGTGTCGGCTCGTTGAAGGATGGCACCCACCAGTAAACATCCTCCTCCACGCCACGGCGGGTATATTTTGCCGGTGAGGTTTCCAGTCTGATGACCTTACCGGTAGTGCTGTAGCGCTTTTCCAGAAACGCATTACCGAACACCAGAAAATCCAGCACAAAGCGGCTGAAATCCTGCTGGGAAAGCCACGGGTGCGGGATAAACGTTGAGGCCAGAATATTACGTTTGACGTAAATCGGTGAGCTGTGATGCACGGCAGCACGCAGGCTTTTTGCCAGACCGGTAAAGCTGACCGGTGGCTCATACCATCTGCCGTTACTGATGCACTCGACGTAATCCAGAATATCACGGCGGTCGAGTACCGGCACCGGCTCACCAAAGGTGAATGCCTCCATTTTCGGGGCGCTGGCAGTCATTGTTTTCACCGCTGGCTGCGGTGTTTTCCCTTTTTTCTTACTCATCAGTAAAACTCCAGAATGGTGGATGTCAGCGGAGTGCTGATACCGGCGGTGAGTGGCTCATTTAACAGGGCGTGCATGGTCGCCCAGGCGAGGTCGGCGTGGCTGGCTTCCTCGCTGCGGCTGGCCTCATAGGTGGCGCTGCGTCCGCTGCTGGTCATGGTCTTGCGGATAGCCATGAACGAGCTGGTGATGTCGGTGGCGCTGACGTCATATTCCAGACAGCCACGGCGGATAACGTCTTTTGCCTTGAGCACCATTGCAGTTTTCATTTCCGGCGTGTAGCGGATGTCGCGCGCGGCGGGATAGAACGAGCGCACGAGCTGGAACACGCCGACACCGAGGCCGGTGGCATCAATTCCGATGTATTCGACGTTGTATTTTTCGGTGAGTTTGCGGATGGATTCCGCCTGGGTGGCAAAGTCCATGCCTTTCCACTGGTGACGCTCAAGTATTCTGAATTTGCCACCGGCCACCACCGGCGGTGCCAGTACCACGCATCCGGCGCTGTCGCCACGGTGTGACGGGTCGTAACCAATCCATACCGGTCGGGAGCCGAACGGATTGGCGGCAAACGGCGCATAGTCTTCCCATTCTTCCAGCGTGTCGACCATGCAGCGTTGCAGCTCCTCGAACGGGAACACCGACGCCTTGTCGTCAACAAATTCACACATGAACAGGTTTTTAAAATCGTCGGCGCTGTTTTCACGTTTGAGCTGCTCAATGTCGAACAGCGTGCAGCCGCCTTTCAGGGCATCCTCAATGGTGACAATCTGCCGCCACTGGCCGTCCGCACAGAGAAGACCTCCGGCAAGGGCGTTATGACTGACGTCGATTTCCACGCGTTCGGCGGCGCTGGCGCGTCCCCGGTTGAACAGTTCACCAGACCAGAACGGGTAGGCGTCGTGCGCCAGCGTGGACGGGGTGGAGAAATAGGTCGAGCGCAGGTGACTCTGTGAGGCCATACCTGATGCCACCTTACGCAGTACCTGAAAATTCGGGATCCAGAAAATCTCGTCGACGTACAGGTCGCCGTTATGGCTCTGTGCGGTGTTGGAGTTGGTGCCGAGAAAAATCAGTTTTGCGCCGTTATTGCCCAGGACAATCGGGTCACCGGTCAGGTCAACGTCAACCAGACGGGCAAAGGCGATGATGTATTCGCGGAACACATACGCCTGCGTTTTACTGGCCGACAGAAAAATCTGGTTATGGCCGGTTTTCAGGGCGCGCAGCAGCGCCTCACGGGAAAAATAAAACGTCGCGCCAATCTGGCGGGATTTCAGGATATCGCGGATGCGGTGCTCAAGCCCGGCGCGATACCAGTGCAACTGATAGTCGAAAGACTGCTCAAAGAAAATCTGCTCCAGCTTTTCGATGGCCTCGTCACTGAAAAAATTCTTTTTCGGTTTGCGCCGCCCGCCTTTGTTGCGGTTAGCGACGTTCGGATTAAGGTCTGCCTCGTTGCCGGTCTGGCTGTAGCGGTTTACCCGTGCCAGTCGTTCAATCTGGCGTCCGAGCAGGTCAATTTCCTTGAAGTCACCGCCGGTTTTCTGCGGTTTGATGATGAGCTGGGTCAGCCGCGCTTCCAGGCTCATTTCGACACGGCTGATGGGGGCAACACTGTCCCAGCCGTCGCGCTGTTTCCAGCTCTGCACCGTCGGGCGTTTCATCTGCAACATGGCGGCAATCTGCGGCACGGAAAACCCCTGCCAGTACAGCAGCGCCGCCTGACGACGCGGGTCGTGTAAAAGAGTGGTGTCTGTGGTGATGGTCATGAATACCTCGCCGTGATGAATACACGGCAAGGCTACTGAGTCGCGCCCCGCGATTCGCTAAGGTGCTGTTGTGTCAGTGATAAGCCATCCGGGACTGATGGCGGAGGATGCGCATCGTCGGGAAACTGATGCCGACATGTGACTCCTCTAATCACTATTCAGGACTCCTGACAATGGCAAAAAAAGTCTCAAAATTCTTTCGTATCGGCGTTGAGGGTGACACCTGTGACGGGCGTGTCATCAGTGCGCAGGATATTCAGGAAATGGCCGAAACCTTTGACCCGCGAGTCTATGGTTGCCGCATTAACCTGGAACATCTGCGCGGCATCCTGCCTGACGGTATTTTTAAGCGTTATGGCGATGTGGTCGAACTGAAGGCCGAAAAGATTGACGATGATTCGGCGCTGAAAGGCAAATGGGCGCTGTTTGCGAAAATCACCCCGACCGATGACCTTATCGCGATGAACAAGGCCGCGCAGAAGGTCTACACCTCAATGGAAATTCAGCCGAACTTTGCCAATACCGGCAAATGTTATCTGGTGGGTCTGGCCGTCACCGATGACCCGGCAAGCCTCGGCACGGAATACCTGGAATTCTGCCGCACGGCAAAACACAACCCTCTGAACCGCTTCAAATTAAGCCCTGAAAACCTGATTTCAGTGGCAACGCCTGTTGAGCTGGAATTTGAAGACCTGCCTGAAACCGTGTTCACAGCCCTGACCGAAAAGGTGAAATCCATTTTTGGCCGCAAACAGGCCAGCGATGACGCCCGTCTGAATGACGTGCATGAAGCGGTGACCGCTGTCGCTGAGCATGTGCAGGAAAAACTGAGCGCCACTGAGCAGCGCCTTGCTGAGATGGAAACCGCCTTTTCCGCACTTAAGCAGGATGTGACTGACAGGGCGGATGAAACCAGTCAGGCATTCACCCGCCTGAAAAACAGTCTCGACCACACCGAAAGTCTGACCCAGCAGCGCCGCAGCAAGGCCACCGGTGGTGGCGGTGACGCCCTGATGACGAACTGCTGACCGGCTTCAGTCAGTCCGGGAAAACCTTCACGATTAACCCTTAATTTCAGGAAAAACTATGCGCCAGGAAACCCGCTTTAAATTTAATGCCTACCTGTCCCGTGTTGCCGAACTGAACGGCATCGACGCCGGTGATGTGTCGAAAAAATTCACCGTTGAACCGTCGGTCACCCAGACCCTGATGAACACCATGCAGGAGTCCTCTGACTTTCTGACCCGCATCAACATTGTGCCGGTCAGCGAAATGAAAGGGGAAAAAATTGGTATCGGTGTCACCGGCCCCATTGCCAGCACCACCGACACTGCAGGAGGCACCGAGCGTCAGCCGAAGGACTTCTCGAAGCTGGCGTCCAACAAGTACGAATGCGACCAGATTAACTTCGATTTTTATATCCGCTACAAAACGCTGGACCTGTGGGCGCGTTATCAGGATTTCCAGCTCCGTGTCCGTAACGCCATTATCAAACGCCAGTCCCTTGATTTAATCATGGCCGGTTTTAACGGCGTGAGGCGTGCCGAAACCTCTGACCGCAGCAGCAATCCGATGCTGCAGGATGTGGCGGTCGGCTGGCTGCAGAAATACCGCAATGAAGCCCCGGCGCGCGTGATGAGCAAGGTCACTGACGAGGAAGGGCACACCACCTCTGAGGTTATCCGCGTGGGTAAGGGCGGTGATTATGCCAGCCTTGACGCACTGGTGATGGATGCGACCAACAACCTGATTGAGCCGTGGTATCAGGAAGACCCTGACCTTGTGGTGATTGTGGGACGTCAGCTACTGGCGGACAAGTATTTCCCCATCGTTAACAAGGAGCAGGACAACAGCGAAATGCTGGCCGCTGACGTCATCATCAGCCAGAAACGCATCGGTAACCTGCCGGCGGTACGCGTCCCGTACTTCCCGGCGGATGCGATGCTCATCACAAAGCTGGAAAACCTGTCCATCTACTACATGGATGACAGCCATCGCCGCGTGATTGAGGAAAACCCGAAACTCGACCGCGTGGAGAACTACGAGTCAATGAACATTGATTACGTGGTGGAAGACTACGCCGCCGGTTGTCTGGTGGAAAAAATTAAGGTCGGTGATTTCTCCACACTGGCTAAAGCGACCGCAGAGCCGGGAGCGTAACCGATGACGAGTCCCGCACAGCGCCACATGATGCGGGTCTCGGCAGCGATGACCGCGCAGCGGGAAGCCGCCCCGCTGCGACATGCAACTGTCTATGAGCAGATGCTGGTCAAGCTCGCCGCAGACCAGCGCACACTGAAAGCGATTTATTCAAAAGAGCTGAAGGCCGCAAAAAAACGCGAACTGCTGCCGTTCTGGTTGCCGTGGGTGAACGGCGTACTGGAGCAGGGCAAAGGTGCACAGGATGACATTCTGATGACAGTCATGCTGTGGCGTCTGGATACCGGCGATATTGCCGGTGCGCTGGAGATTGCCCGTTATGCCCTGAAGTACGGTCTGACCATGCCGGGTAAACACCGCCGCACCCCGCCGTACATGTTCACCGAGGAGGTGGCGCTCGCGGCCATGCGCGCCCACGCTGCCGGTGAGTCTGTGGATCCCCGCCTGCTGACGGACACCCTCGAACTGACCGCCACGGCTGACATGCCTGATGAAGTGCGCGCAAAGCTGCATAAAATCACCGGTCTGTTTCTGCGTGACGGTGGTGATGCCGCCAGTGCGCTGGCGCACCTGCAACGTGCGACACAGCTCGACTGTCAGGCCGGCGTCAAAAAAGAGATTGAACGGCTGGAGCGGGAGCTGAAACCGAAGCCGGAGCCGCAGCCCAAAGCGGCCACCCGTGTCCCGCGTAAGACCCGGAGCGTGACACCGGCAAAACGTGGACGCCCGAAAAAGAAAGCCAGTTAACAACCGAATGCGCCCCGCGCCAGGGCGGCACGCCGGTCAGTGAGGGTGAATCACCTGACACTGCACCGGCGTCCACCGCCCGACTTTTCAGAGGTAGTCATGATGACGCTGATTATTCCGCGAAAGGAGGCTCCTGTATCCGGTGAGGGTACGGTGGTCATCCCGCAACCGGCAGGCGACGAGCCGGTGATTAAAAACACGTTCTTTTTTCCCGATATCGACCCGAAGCGCGTCCGGGAACGTATGCGCCTTGAGCAGACCGTCGCCCCCGCCCGTCTGCGTGAGGCCATCAAGTCAGGCATGGCGGAGACGAATGCGGAGCTGTACGAGTACCGCGAACAGAAAATTGCCGCCGGTTTTACACGTCTGGCGGACGTCCCGGCGGACGACATCGACGGTGAAAGCATCAAAGTTTTTTACTACGAGCGCGCCGTGTGTGCGATGGCGACCGCGTCACTTTATGAACGTTATCGCGGTGTGGATGCCAGTGCGAAAGGCGACAAGAAGGCCGACAGCATTGACAGCACCATTGATGAGCTGTGGCGGGATATGCGCTGGGCAGTGGCGCGCATCCAGGACAAGCCGCGCTGCATCGTGAGTCAAATCTGATGAAGACCTTTGCGCTACAGGGCGACACGCTCGACGCCATCTGTGTCCGGTATTACGGGCGCACTGAGGGCGTGGTCGAGGCCGTGCTCGCCGCAAATCCGGGACTGGCTGAACTGGGTGCGGTGCTGCCGCACGGCACCGCCGTCGAACTGCCCGACGTTCAGACCGCGCCCGTGGCTGAAACTGTCAATCTGTGGGAGTAACGCATGACAGCAGAAGAAAAAAGCATCCTGTCGCTTTTTATGATTGGAGTGCTGATTGTTGTCGGCAAGGTGCTTGCCGGTGGTGAACCCATCACCCCGCGTCTGTTTATCGGGCGCATGTTGCTCGGTGGTTTTGTCTCGATGGTTGCCGGTGTTGTTCTGGTGCAGTTTCCTGACCTGTCACTGCCTGCGGTGTGCGGCATCGGCTCCATGCTGGGTATCGCCGGCTATCAGGTGATTGAGATTGCCATTCAGCGCCGTTTTAAGGGCAGGGGGAAACCGTAATGCCGGTAATTAACACGCATCAGAATATCGCCGCCTTTCTCGACATGCTGGCCGTGTCCGAAGGGACGGCGAATCATCCGCTGACGAAAAACCGGGGCTATGACGTGATAGTCACCGGACTGGACGGAAAGCCGGAAATTTTCACCGACTACAGTGACCACCCGTTCGCACATGGCCGACCGGCGAAGGTGTTTAACCGTCGCGGTGAAAAATCCACGGCCTCCGGTCGCTATCAGCAACTTTACCTGTTCTGGCCGCATTACCGCAAACAGCTTGCCCTGCCGGATTTCAGTCCGTTGTCACAGGACAGGCTCGCCATTCAGTTGATCCGCGAACGCGGTGCACTGGATGACATCCGGGCGGGACGCATTGAGCGCGCCATTTCACGCTGTCGCAATATCTGGGCGTCCCTGCCGGGTGCCGGTTACGGTCAGCGTGAGCATTCACTGGAAAAACTGGTCACCGTCTGGCGTACCGCTGGCGGCGTACCGGCTTAAACGGAGTAAACACCATGAAGAAATTATCCCTTTCACTGATGCTGAATGTGTCGCTGGCGCTGATGCTGGCACTGTCCCTGATTTACCCGCAGAGCGTGGCCGTCAATTTTGTCGCCACCTGGGCGATTCTGGCGACGGTTATCTGTGTGGTTGCCGGTGGTGTCGGTGTGTATGCCACTGAGTATGTACTGGAACGCTACGGACGGGAGCTGCCGCCGGAATCGCTGGCCGTGAAGATTGTCGCGTCGCTGTTTTTGCAGCCGGTGCCGTGGTGCAGACGGGCGGCGGCTCTGGTGGTGATGGTGGCGACGTTTATCTCGCTGGTCGCTGCCGGGTGGATTTTTACCGCGCTGATTTACCTCGTGGCGTCGGTGTTCTTCCGGCTGATACGCACGGCCTGTCGTCAGCGTTTTGAGGGGCGGGAACCATGTCAAAGCTGATGATTGTGCTGGTTGTGTTGTTATCACTGGCGGTGGCCGGTCTGTTTCTGGCGAAGCATGAAAACGCCAGCCTGCGCACCTCGCTGGACAGGGCGAACAACGTAGCCAGCGAGCAACAGGCGACCATCACCATGCTGAAAAATCAGCTTCATGTTGCGCTCACCAGGGCAGACAAAAACGAGCTGGCGCAGGTGGCACTGCGTCAGGAACTGGAAAACGCCGCGAAGCGTGAAGCTCAGCGCGAGAAAACCATCACGAGATTACTCAATGAAAACGAAGATTTCCGCCGCTGGTATGGCGCTGACCTGCCTGATGCTGTGCGCCGGTTGCACCAGCGCCCCGCCTGCACCGACGCCAGTGATTGTCCACAACGCCTGCCCGAAAGTGAGTCTTTGCCCGATGCCGGGCAGTGCCCCGCAGACGAACGGCGATTTAAGTGCCGATATCCGGCAGCTTGAGAACGCGCTGGCACGCTGTGCCAGCCAGGTAAAAATGATTAAACACTGTCAGGACGAAAACGATGCTCAAACCCGACAGCCTGCGCAGGGCGCTGACTGATGCCGTCACGGTGCTGAAAACCAGTCCCGAGATGCTGCGGATATTCGTGGATAACGGGAGTATTGCCTCCACGCTGGCGACGTCGTTGTCATTCGAAAAGCGTTACACGCTCAATGTGATTGTGACCGACTTTACCGGTGATTTTGACCTGCTCATCGTGCCGGTGCTGGCGTGGCTGCGGGAAAATCAGCCCGACATCATGACCACCGACGCAGGCCAGAAAAAGGGCTTCACGTTTTATGCAGACATCAACAATGACAGCAGCTTTGATATCAGCATCAGCCTGATGCTGACCGAGCGCACGCTGGTCAGTGAGGTGGACGGCGCACTGCATGTGAAGAATATCCCGGAACCCCCGCCGCCGGAGCCGGTCACCCGCCCGGTGGAGCTTTATATCAATGGCGAACTGGTGAGCAAGTGGGATGAATGAGTTTAAGCGTTTTGAAGACCGGCTGACCGGACTGATTGAATCGCTGTCACCGTCAGGGCGTCGGCGACTGAGCGCCGAACTGGCGAAACGTCTGCGGCAGAGTCAGCAGCGTCGGGTGATGGCTCAGAAAGCCCCGGACGGCACACCCTACGCGCCACGCCAGCAGCAGAGCGCCAGAAAAAAGACTGGTCGTGTTAAGCGAAAAATGTTTGCGAAACTTATCACCAGTCGTTTTTTGCATATCCGCGCCAGCCCGGAACAGGCATCAATGGAGTTTTACGGCGGGAAGTCACCGAAAATCGCCAGTGTGCATCAGTTCGGTCTGTCGGAAGAAACCCGGAAAGACGGTAAGAAAATTGATTATCCGGCGCGTCCTCTGCTCGGCTTTACCGGTGAGGATGTGCAGATGATTGAAGAGATTATTCTGGCTCACCTCGACCGTTAGTTGTGCCATTCCTGACACCTCATCGTCACATTGCCGCCGGTATGACCCGGCGGCATCCTTCCCGTTATGAACACTCTCGCAAATATTCAGGAACTCGCGCGCGCACTGCGCAACATGATTCGCACCGGCATTATCGTCGAAACCGACCTTAACGCCGGTCGCTGCCGTGTGCAGACCGGCGGCATGTGCACCGACTGGCTTCAGTGGCTGACCTGTCGTGCCGGGCGTTCGCGCACATGGTGGGCACCTTCCGTGGGGGAGCAGGTGCTGATTCTGGCCGTGGGCGGTGAACTTGACACGGCGTTTGTTCTGCCGGGGATTTATTCCGGCGATAACCCCGCGCCGTCTGCGTCGGCGGATGCCCTGCATATCCGTTTCCCTGACGGGGCGGTGATTGAGTATGAACCCGAAACCAGTGCACTCACGGTAAGCGGAATTAAAACGGCCAGCGTGACGGCTGCTGATTCTGTTACTGCCACGGTGCCGGTGGTCATGGTGAAAGCGTCAACCCGCATCACCCTGGACACACCGGAGGTGGTCTGCACCAACAGGCTGATTACCGGCACGCTGGAAGTTCAGAAGGGCGGAACGATGCACGGCAACATTGAACACACCGGCGGTGAACTCTCATCAAACGGTAAGGTACTGCACACCCATAAACACCCCGGCGACAGCGGCGGCACAACCGGGAGTCCTCTATGACAGCGCGTTATCTCGGAATGAATCGCAGTGATGGCCTGACGGTCACTGACCTTGAGCATATCAGCCAGAGTATCGGCGATATCCTGCGCACACCGGTCGGCTCACGGGTGATGCGTCGTGATTACGGCTCGTTGCTGGCGTCAATGATTGACCAGCCGCAGACTCCGGCGCTTGAGTTGCAGATTAAGGTCGCCTGTTACATGGCAGTGCTGAAATGGGAACCCCGCGTCACCCTGTCATCCGTCACCACTGAGCGCAGTTTTGACGGGCGAATGACGGTCACGTTAACCGGCCAGCACAACGACACCGGCCAGCCACTTTCGTTAACCATCCCTGTGAGTTGAAACCATGCCGATTATCGACCTGAACCAGCTACCTGCACCGGATGTGGTCGAGGAGCTGGACTTTGAAACCATTCTTGCCGAACGCAAGGCGACACTGATTTCCCTTTACCCGGAAGACCAGCAGGAGGCGGTCGCCCGTACCCTGACGCTGGAATCCGAGCCTCTCGTCAAACTGCTGGAGGAAAATGCTTATCGCGAGCTTATCTGGCGTCAGCGTGTGAATGAGGCCGCACGGGCGGTAATGCTGGCCTGTGCTGCCGGTAATGACCTTGATGTGATTGGTGCCAATTACAACACCACGCGCCTGACTATCACCCCGGCAGATGATTCGACTATCCCGCCGACACCGGCAGTGATGGAGTCTGACACCGATTATCGTCTGCGTATTCAGCAGGCGTTTGAGGGCTTAAGCGTCGCCGGGTCGGTGGGAGCCTATCAGTATCATGGTCGCAGTGCTGACGGGCGTGTCGCGGATATTTCTGTCACCAGTCCGTCTCCGGCCTGCGTCACCATCTCTGTGCTGTCACGTGAAAATAACGGTGTCGCATCCGAAGACCTGCTGGCCGTGGTGCGTAACGCCCTTAATGGCGAGGACGTCAGGCCGGTGGCCGACCGCGTGACCGTGCAGTCTGCCGCCATTGTTGAATACCAGATAAACGCCACGCTTTACCTTTACCCTGGTCCCGAAAGCGAACCCATCCGCGCCGCCGCCGTGAAAAAACTGGAAGCGTACATCACGGCACAGCACCGGCTGGGGCGCGACATCCGTCTGTCTGCCATTTATGCCGCTTTGCATGTGGAAGGCGTGCAGCGTGTCGAACTGGCTGCACCGCTGGCTGACATCGTGCTCAACAGTACGCAGGCGTCTTTCTGTACCGAATACCGCGTCGTGACCGGAGGCTCAGATGAGTGATTCGCGACTGCTGCCGACCGGCTCATCACCGCTTGAAGTTGCCGCCGCAAAAGCCTGTGCGGAAATTGAAAAAACGCCGGTCAGTATTCGTGAGCTGTGGAACCCGGATATCTGTCCGGCAAATCTGCTGCCGTGGCTGGCGTGGTCATTTTCGGTTGACCGCTGGGATGATAAGTGGCCGGAAGCGACAAAACGCGCTGTTATCCGCGATGCGTATTTCATTCACTGCCATAAGGGCACTATTGGTGCGATTCGCCGTGTGGTGGAGCCGCTCGGCTATCTGATTGAGGTGAGGGAGTGGTGGCAGCTCAACGAGGAGCCGGGGACGTTCCGCATCGTTGTTGGCGTGCTTGAGCAGGGTATTACCGAGGAAATGTATCAGGAGCTGGAGCGTCTCGTTGCTGATGCAAAACCTGCAAGCCGCCATCTGACGGGACTGGCTATCAGTTTAAGTACAACCGGCAACATTTTTGCCGGTGCGGGATGCTATCACGGTGACGCCCTGACGGTTTATCCCTACACCCCGGAGGCCATTATTGTCGGAGGGGATTATTTCCCGGCCTCGGCCATTCATTTAATTGATAACCTGAGAGTAAACGCATGACAGTGAAATACTACGCCATTCTGACTAATCAGGGCGCGGCACGGCTGGCTAACGCGACGATGCTCGGCAGTAAGCTGAATCTGACGCAAATGGCCGTTGGTGATGCGAATGGTGTCTTGCCGACACCAGACCCGGCACAGACAAAACTGATTAATCAGAAACGCATTGCACCGCTGAATCTTCTGAGAGTTGACCCGAACAACCAGAGCCAGATTATTGCGGAGCAAATCATCCCTGAGAACGAGGGCGGATTCTGGATCCGTGAGATTGGGCTTTATGATGATGAAGGCGTACTCATTGCGGTGGCGAACTGCCCGGAAACGTACAAACCGCAGTTGCAGGAAGGCAGCGGTCGTACCCAGACTATCCGCATGATTCTGGTTGTCACGAATACCGAAGCCATCACGCTGAAAATCGACCCGTCGGTGGTACTGGCGACCCGTAAATACGTGGATGATGAAGTCCTGGAATTAAAGCTGTATGTGGATGACCAGATGAGAAACCACATTGCCGCACAGGATCCTCATACCCAGTATGCACAGAAACATAATCCGACATTTACCGGAGAACCAAAAGCGCCGACGCCTGCCGCAGGAAATAACACCACGCGGATTGCGACCACTGCGTTTGTACAGGCCGCTATTACCGCTCTGATTAACGGTGCGCCTGCCACGCTGGATACACTGAAAGAAATTGCCGCAGCCATTAACAATGACCCGAAATTCAGCACCACCATTAACAATGCGCTGTCAGGTAAGCAGCCACTGGATGAGACGCTGACTCATTTGAGTGGGAAGGATGTTGCCGGTCTTCTCGCATACCTTGGTTTGGGAGAAGCCAGATATGTCATTCAGCGAGGAGCTAATGCCAATGGTGCGTGGATACGCTGGTCAGATGGTGCAATAGAAGTCTTTGGAACGGGGGGTTCTAATGATAATGGACTGGCTAAAGTCGTTTATCCAATTGCGCTACCTAAGCTTTCACGTTTTATCAGCATAGCGGAAAGAATAGGAACGGATTATGGGGGCACATCTAATAACGTTCACGTTTCAATGATCGTGGATGACCAGGTCACTAATACCGGTTTTTATGTCCGCTGCCAGATGTACGACGGAACACCATCAACAAGTGCTTTTTCCTGGAGGGTTTATTGTGCGCCTGTTTAATCCTGTTACTTTGACTGAAGTAATCCCCGGTCTTCATGACGTGACCGGGGCTGTTGAATTACCAGAAGATAACTGGTTTTTTACTGCATTTGAAATCCCTGAAGGAATGGAAATATCTGTTAACGAGAAGGGAGAACCCATTCTGATTGAGATTAAACCGTCTCAGGAGGAACTGGCCAGATGACATCTGGCGCGGTGCTGGTATCTGTTGCCATCACCGCGTCAGTGTAATCCAGCACGGCGTTAAGTCGGGTGTTTTCTGCCTGCGTCAGCTTCCGCCCGGCCTGCAATTTCAGTTGAATCAGACTAATGGAAACCATTGCAGCATCAATCAGCGACTGCCGCTGTGTTTCTGCCATGTCTACTGCTGCTCTATGCTGTGCCTCGGTATCCGTCACCCATTTCTCACCATCCCATTTATCGTATGGCGTTAACGGGGCGATAGTGGTTGTCTTTTCAGGGTAATCACCCGGAGCTGTGATTTCTTTTGATTCTCCTGTTTCGGTGCTATAGACGATTTCACCGCGATGGTCTGGCACATATTCCCATGAGTTAAAATCTGCAGAACGGCAAATTGCATAACCAGCTTTATATGAGCCAGGAGCATCTAAACAGGAACATGCCGGGATACCGACACCCACAGCAAGATATTCGGTTGATGTGAAAATATATTCTCGTGTTTCACCATCATAATTATAAACGGTAATATCTCCCGCCTTTGTGGCGATGAGTTCCTTATTTAATATAGCTTTATCCATCAGGCAGCCCTCACGATATAATTAAAGGCAATGTTACGGGGTCGATTTTCGTTTGCAGTTGGAACAATTCTTGAAGCATCAAGGCCAATCACTTTTGGGTAAACACCGCCCTCGGACCTTTCTGTCACCATACTTCTGACTAAGGAGAAATAACTATTGTTCGTAGAGGGACTCAAAGGCACCACGGCCCCCTTAAACGAGCCTACTGATTCCCATATTGAATAATTTTCAGTGTTTACAGTCCTGAACTCACCATAGATATTACGTATGGCATCGCCCTGAGCGGATAATATTGCCCTCCCCGCATCCACACCACGCCCATCATCCCAGCCACGAATAAACTCACCACGTAAATCAGGCAATTTATTTGTCGGGTAAGCCTTTGCCAGTTCCGGGTATTCTTCAGCAGAAAAAGCCGCACCATTGCATTTCAGCCAGCCTGTCGGCGGAGTGGCGGAAGGCCACGGAACAGGCACACCAACAGGTAATGCAGAACCTTCTCCCAAACCAAGGTATGTGAGAAGACCAGCTACATCCTTTCCACTCAAATTGGTAAGCGTATTGTCCAGCGGTTGTTTACCTGCCAGCGCATTAAGCATTGTCGTGGCAAAGTTCGGATCATTCCCCAGTGCCGCCGCCAGTTCGTTCAGTGTATCCAGTGCAGCAGGTGCAGAACCCACCATTCCTGCAATCGCCGATTTCACAAAAGCCGTAGTGGCAATCTGTGTATTGTTGACCGACTGCGCCGCCGTGGGGGCTGTTGGCGTTCCGGTGAGTGCCGGACTCGACAACGGTGCTTTAAGTGCCAGCGCATTGTTAATGGTGGTACTGAAATTCGGATCATTGTTAATGGCTGCGGCTATTTCTTTCAGCGTGTCCAGCGTGGCTGGCGCACCATTAATAAGGGCCGTCAGTGCCGCCTGTACAAACGCAGTGGTCGCAACCTGCGTGGTATTATTCCCCGCCGCTGGCGTTGGCGCTTTGGGGGTTCCGGTAAATGTCGGGCTGGCTTTTGGCGCGTACTGTGAATGCGGGTCCGGTGCGGCAAGATGTTTTGCCATCTGATCATCCGCGTACACCTTCAGCTCCAGTGCCTTGTCATCCACATACTTGCGGGTTGCCAGCACTACAGCAGGGTCGATTTTCAGGGTGATATTGTCCGTGCTGCTGGTAATCAGCACCATGCGCACGGTCTGAGTGCGCCCGCTACCTTCAGCCAGTTGCGGCTTATAGCTTTCCGGGCAGTTGCCCACGGCAATCAATGCCCCGGACTCATCAAACAAGCCCACTTCACGTATCCACCAACCGCCCTCGTTTTCAGGGATCACCTGTTCGGCAATAATCTGGCTGCTGTTCTGCGGGTCGATATAAAGCATATTCAGCGCAGCCCGGCGTTTCTCATTTACCAGTGCAGTCTGCTTTGAGTCTGGCGTTGGCAATACTCCGCCGCCATCGCCGACCGCCATATGGGTAATTTTTAGCGGCACACCGAGCGCGGCGGCGCTGGCAAGTTTCGCCGCGCCAATATCCGTCAGCAGGGTATAAAATTTTGTGCTCATGGATTCACTCTCATTGTGTCAATAACATGGACCGCCCCGCCTTCATGCGCGGTGCCGCCGGAAATAATTGTTTCGTTGATATACGGATAGATCGTGATTTCTTCGCCAAGATAGCTGGCGGCCCCCACCCAATGCGGACCGCTGGTCTGCAGATTGATGGACATGCCGATCATGTGACGGCTACATGGTTTGGCATCGCTTATCAGCCGCTCAAGTTCCAGATAGGTATCTTCAGTGATGCCCTGGTCCTGCACGCCGATATCCAGGCGAAACGTGCCCGGTGTTTCTCCGGTCTGCCACCACTCAATAATGCGGATCAGGAATCCGAACGGTTCCACCACCCGCCGCACGGCACTGGTGGTTCCTTTATGCTGATGAATATAAAAAGCATCCTTCACCACCTGGCGTTTGACGCTTTCTGTCCAGCCCTCGTCCCAGCGATCCACAGAGAACGCCCAGGCGAGATAAGGCAGGAAGCTGACCGGACAGGTAGCCGGATTCCACAAGTCACGCAGCGGCACCTGCAGATCAGAAATCCCGCTACAGGTTTGCGCCAGTCGGCGCTCCAGTAGTGTTGAACCCGGTGGCAGCAGACTATTCATCCGTTCCTCCGTTGGTTACGCTCCACTGCGTACATGATGCCGCCTGTGTTTTGTTCAGGACCACATCCGCCAGCGGTGAAGCCAGCTCCACACGCTGCACTCCCTCAACATGCAGGGCGGCAAAGATGGCGCTACGGCGAATATCACGACCAAGCCGCGTCTGACTGGCGATGTACTTCTGCAGGCTGGCTTTTGCCGCTGCCATTACCGGCTCTGCTTCCGGTCCCGGATAGAGAAAAATGGTGGCTTCCACGCGGTACGGGATGATTTCTGCGCTGCGAACCGTTAGACGGTCAGCCACCGGGCGGACGTTCTCACTGTTCAGGGCTTTCTCCACCACATCCAGCAAGTCTTTTTCTGCTGTTCCGTCGCCTTCACGGCTAAGGACAGTCAGCACCACCTCTGCAGGAGCCGGACTGGTTGCACTGGCATCCGCCACCCGACCGTCGGCGCTTCGTGCATGAAACTCATAAGCTGCAGTTGGTCCCGCAACTGAAAGCCCCTCAAAGGCTGCAGGCACACGCAGGCGTAACGCTTCATCGCTTTCCATCACTGCTGCAACGGGCGGCACAGCGTCATTATCAGCAGGCGTCACCGTCAGGCGTTTCACGTTGTAGTTGGCAGCGAGCTGGTCAAGATCGCCGCCCATCGCGTAAGCCACCATCACCGCCTGCGCGGCTTCGTTAATGCGCTGGCGCAGAAGCAACTCACGGTAAGCATTCTCCTGCAACAATTTGGTGACGGGTTCAGATTCCAGTTCCAGCGTGCGGATCACTGCTTCCTGCTCATCTTTCGGATGAAGCGCCACAAATTCTGCCTTGCGTTCGGCAAGCAGCGTCTCAAAGTCCGGCACATCCACAATCTGCGGTGCAGGCAACTGCGAAAGGTCAATCACTGCCATTCTCTGCTCCTGTTGATACGGAAAGGGACACTGGCACACCGTTATTCCGCCGCCCGGTCAGCTCCACCACCATAGAACCGTCAAAGTTGCTGTTGATGGTGATGGAATCCAGCGTCAGCCGTGGCTCCCAGCGACTCAGCGCCACATACACTGCCGACATGACCTGCAGGCGTAATGCCGGATTTTGTGGCTGATCTATTAAAGCCGACAGCAGAGAACCATATTCACGACGAGCAATGCGGCTACCCTGCGGCGTCAGCAGAATGTCCCGCACCGACTGGCGCAGATGGTCAATATCAGTAATGGCTTTGCCGCTGGTATTGTTCATCCCGCTATAAAGCGTCATACCGGGCCTCCGGTTGTGTCGCCGCCTTTCAGGACACCAGTATGCTGATGCGCATCAACCACGATCCCGTTAGAACTCATCGCTCCGCCGCCCTGGGTAACACCGCCATTGATCACCACGTCGCTGTTAATGCGTGTGCGGTCAGCCTCCAGTACAAACTCACTGGTTTTCAGGGTGATGTTGTCGACAGCCTCAATGACCATTGATTTGATGCCCCTGACATACCAGCGCCCGGTGGCGGGTTCGTATTCAAACCAGCCACCGTCAGGATATTCTGTCACGCAGGCGTCCGCCGACGTCGACGGCGGTGCGAACTGATTCGAATAGACAGCGGGCAACGCAAAGGCGGTTTCCAGATTGCCACCCAGACTCAGCAGCACCACCTGCTCACCTTCCGATGGTCGCCACCATGTGCGGGCATTCCCGGCACGCAGCGTCAGCCAGCTGATCCAGTTGGTTTCAAGCTCGCCCGTTTTCACCCGGCAAAGCCAGTTTTCCCTGTCCACTTCGGTGACTACCCCTGTGCGGATCAGGTTGGTGATAAGGCGCATGATTTCGGTTAATTGTGCGTTCATAGGGAAAGGTTGCCATCAGGGGAAGAAAGGCGGCAGTGCTGCAACTTGTATCAGTGCTGATACAAAGATCACCCCGCCAGCCATTGCAGAATCATGTCGCGGGTCATTGCCTCAACATCATCATTTACACCCAGCAGGCGGCGCTCTGCGTAACGGACCTCCGGTCCTTTGCGACTGACGCGATCACGCAGGCCGTAATGGTGAACACGGGCAATACGCTGCACCTTGCCTTCAAACTGTACGCTGGCAGAGTCGGCGCTGGCGGCAGTTTTCAGGTATTTTGTGGTGCGCAGCTTTGCAAACATCTGACGTTTGATGCGCCCCTTCTTGCTGCGTGCTGTTACCCTGCGCGGTTCATAACTGCTGCCATCTGGATTGCGCTGCATCCTGATATTCTGCTGCTGTGTCCGGCGCAGTTCCTGCGCCAGCTGGCGCATCATGCGGCTTCTCGTGGCTGGTTCCAGATTCGCCAGCAAGGCACTCAGCCAGTCGTCCACCTTCTGCAGTTCAGCCACGTTTCACCGTCCACATTTCTTCAGGTTCATCGGGTTCTGCTACAGCTTCAACGCTCGACACACTGCCGTCAGTGCTGACCAGCACACGTTCCGTCAGTTGCAGGTTAAGGCTGATATCACAGACATCGTTGCGCAAAATATCCACATCAAAGGTGAATAGCTTTTCCCGTAACGCCGGGTTATTGATGGCATCGGGCTGGTTATCCCGAAGCCACAGTAAAACCGGGGCCATCAGCAGATTCTGGTCGCCGCTGAAATCCTCTATCACCACGTTCAGGGTGTAGCGGTACTCCCATGACATGGAGCTGGCCCCCGTGGCAACCAGCGAACCGTTATCCACAAACAGATGCAGTTTGTCCGGGTTATTGCGGACATAAGGCACCGCTTTATTGAGGGCGTGGCGCAGGGATTGTGGTTTGTTCACTGTTTCGCTCCTGACACGCAATAATCATGTCCACTTTGTCTGCACAGACCGCCCAGGCGGCCTCCGTTTCATCCAGCAACGCGTTCAGGTCACCGTTAGTGCGCGGCGCTGCCTGCCCCAGCCGACACGGCGTCACTCGCGGACAACCACTGACGGTAAGCTGCACCTCCGGTGAGTGTGGGGCGTTCCCGCAGCCGGATAATGTCAGCAGGCAAAGGAGTATCAGCCCAGCGGCGTAAATCCTCGTTCTCACGTTTCAGTTCCTCAATCCGGTGTTGTCGTTGTCTCAGTAGTGCGCTGGTCTGTTCTGCGTCGGCATAGAGTCGCGCCTGCTCCCGGTTGTTGGTTTCTGTCAGAATGGACAGGCTGATAAGCTGGCTGTTGCTCTTTGCCAGTGCCTGGCTTTTGCTCTGCAGCTCATCTGCCTGAGTGCTGATGGTCTGGCTGGCATCAGCCAGCCGCCACGTCTGCCAGCCCAGCGCCGCCAGTAATAACGCCAGCACAACCAGCAGCAACCGGTTCATGCTGCTACCTGTTGCGCCATCTGATTACGGGTGATCCAGAAGGCAATAACGGTCAGTAGATAAAAGACCAGGGTAAGAGCCCACCCCGTCCAGGCGAGACTGACGACAATCAGCAATCGCATCATCCAGCTGATAAATACGTTTTCTTTTCGGGTAATTGTCTTCAGCAAAGATGCCCTCAACTCCTGCCAGAGCGGGCCGTTCTTAATTAACGCAGCCAGTGATACCGGAATTACTGCCCATGTCAGCAGACAGGCTACCCAGACACCAGATGCTGCCAGTACCGGAAAAATCCCCTGCGGATACACCATTGCGGCGATTAACAGCGCTATCCATAACATCAGAAACAGCCCGCTGATTACTTTCTTTTTCATTTCAGTTTGCTCCCTGTAAGCACCAGGCCATCTCCCGCGCACGGCGGTTATCCAGCCCCTGATTAAACACACCTTTTACATACACCCAGCGCGGCAACTGTCGGCACGCATCCGCCCAGCGCCGCTGATTGAGCAATTTCACCAGCGTGGAACTGCAGGCATTGCCCGTACCCACGTTGAAGGCAAACGACACCGCAGCGTCATACACCTTCTGCGGCGGCTGTTGCTTCACACACCTTTCCAGCGCCCGCTCCACACGCAGCACGTTGGAGATCAGCCCTTCTGCTGCCTGTCGCTCCGTAATGGTTTTGCCGGGAATGACGCCCGACGTATTACCAATGCCGTCGGTCCAGACACCCGCGCTGCACTGATACGGCTGCAGACGACAACCTTCGTAATCGGCAATCAGTTTCAGCCCTTCCACGGAGGTGTGAAGCTGCTGAAAACCCGGCAGCGTGGCAGCAATAGCCAGCACGGCCCCGACAAGGCAGCGTTTAACGATTGATGGATTCATAGTCCTCCCGCGAGATCTGCCCGTCGCGCAGAAGCTGGTAGGCTTTGTGTTTGTAGTACCAGTTGATAGCCAGCATCAGCACACCGATCATCAGGCCGCCCAGCGTTGAGGCATCCTTGATGGACAAATCGCCCAGCCAGGCCAGCACGACGGCGATGCAATACGTGATAAAGGCGCTGATTCGCTCAAGCGTCATAATTCAGTCCCATAGCTGGACGGTCTGCACGGTGGTGGTTGTCGGAATGTCCGGCAGCTCCACCTGCAGCCCGTGAGGTAAAAAGGGGCCGTATTCGGCAAGCCCCGGATTTGCCTTCAGTACCTGCTCCGTGACACCCTGCGTGCGCCCGTAATGACGCCAGCAAAGTGCGTCCACCGTGTCATACTGATGCGCACGCACTTTCATCAGATAAGCTCCACTGTGCAGTGCGGCGCATCCTGCACCCGGCTGATGGCCCAGCGGGCGTCACGCCATAAATCACCGCTTGCTTCCGCCAGTTCCTCGCCTCGCTTCGCACCGGATGCCGTGGCGTCATAGTCCTGGTAACGTTCGTTGAGCATGGCGCGTGCCCAGCAGTAAACCGCGTTGAAATAGTGCTGAATGCGCTCGCTTTTGCCGTCCAGTTGTTCCGCCGGGACTTCTGCCAGCGAGGCATACCCCAGCATCTGCTGGCGTCTGCGAAACTCATACAGCTCTGCGTTGACCTCCGAAATTGCCGACAGGGCAACCTGTTTTAAACGCGGCTGCGTCACCGTGCCGTCAGTGCGCATCACACTGCGAAACTCCGACAGGTCCACATCAGGCCAGAACGGCGTATTCCTGATGATTTCCGCCTGTTCCGGTGCCTGTTCTGGCGCAACAAACTTCATGCTGCTTTCTCCTGAAATAGAGGGCGGTGGACGGGGTTTTGATGTGGCAGTGCCTTTCGCCACCCCGTGCCGCCCGTGCGCGGGGGCACGTTCTGTCAGCGGCTGTCATTGCGCAGTCTGCGCTCCAGCTGCTGTTTGTCTTTTTTCACGCCACAGCGGGGATCGAGCTGTAACGCATGGTTGAGATGATTAAGGGCAGACGCCGGATTGCTTTCACTCAGGACAGCGCCAATCGCTTTATGCAGACGCGCCCGTGACTGGTCCGGCATATCCATACCGTCTGTCAGCTCCAGGGTCTGCAGCAACAGATCGGCATCAAAGCCGGTGGCGGCAAGCATTGCGCTCTGGGCTGCATCTGCCATTTCCTCTGCCAGCACGGTCTGCACGTTGCGGTTACCTAACGGCATCACCCAGCCATGACGCAGGGCGTGACGCCCGATCTCCAGCGCCCCGGCATAATCTCCGGCATCAATGCGCCACAGCATCACGTACATCAGCACGTCATCCTGTTGAGCGCCTCCGGCAGCCAGGACACCCTCCGCCCAGGCGGCGTACTTCGGCAGCAGCTCCACCTTGATTTCCGCTTTTTTGACCGTGGACTGAACGCCCTTGAGACGGCGGCGGTCTTCCGCCAGTTGCAGCAGCATCAGGTCATAGCCCGACGCGTGGCGAACGCTGCCGCCCTCGCGGGCGGCCTGTTCAGCCTGAACGCGCAGGCGATGCTGCCGTGCGGGACTCAGGCTCATGAATTACGCTCCGGTTTCTGCTGCTGCGGCGCTGAAGTCGCCAATCTGGATGTTTTCCACCAGTGCGGCGCAGCGGTAGTCCTCAACCACATAGGCTTCGTTAACGGATTCAAAGTTTTCAATCCGGTCACGTTTCGGGTTGTCGATAACTGAGCGGCGGCGGGTGTCTTCCTGCCAGTAGATGGACAGGTTATCCAGACGGGTGATCAGCAGTGCATTCGGCGGGAAGAACGGCGCACGCACGGCCTGCAGGCCACCCATGCGTTTCTGACTGATGATCATATCGGCAGCCAGTTTTTCACTGTTTTCCTGCTCTTTGTTGACCAGCGGGAAATACTTGTCAGACAGCAGTTCACGACCGCAAATCACCACCAGATCGTCATCGTCCTGGTAGACCACATCGATAAGCTCATTGACGGCATCCATCACCACGGCGTCCAGGTTGGCATATTCGCCACCTTTCCCGACTTTCACCGCACCCGGTGTGGTTTCACCGCCCGTGGTGGTGCTGCCCATGACGTGATCCGGTGCATCTTCACGGATTTTCTGCAGCCAGCCTTTGTTCACATCCTGTAGCAGCGGGTTTTCGCTACGGTTGGAGGTTTTCGCACGCTTCACGCCGTTAAAGCCGATCATGATGCGGTCCAGAGCCTGACGTTTCACGATGGCGTCACGGATGCGCACCTGGAAATCCTGAAACTTCGCCCACAGGTCCAGCTTCGCGTAGGTCAGCACCGTGTCAAAGTTGGTCTGCTCGCATTTATATTCCACATCGACCATCAGCGTCGGATCGACAGGTTCACGCTCTTTCGCGGTGGTGTCAGTGGTTCCGGCAATGGTGCTGCCAACTCCCAGCCCCAGCAGCTGACCGGACTGCTCAGTCACTGGCGTGACGTTAATCAGCGTCAGGAATGCGGCGGACTGCTGGATCTGGTCTTCCAGCGTCTGCTGCACAGACGGCTCCACGGTGAACTTGCTGGACAGTTCTTCAACTGCCACACCGTTCAGACGCGCCAGCTGCTGCAGGTAAGCGTTAAAAGCAAAGCGGGTATTCTTCTTCATCGGGTTTTGTGCTCCATCAGCAATTGGTCAGAGTGTCAGCGGGGGCGTTACCGCCTGTTGCACGCTGGCGGTAGTCCTGGCGACTGTCTTCATGACTCAGCTTGTCCACCAGTTCGTTAAAGGCGGTTTGCTGTGCCTGCAGGGCAGTCTCCAGCTCAGACAGGCGTTCTTCCTGCTCAGACAGGGATTTTTCGGTGCGTGCGCTCAGGTTCTGCTGCTCAGTGGCGACCAACTCCACGGCCTTATGCACATCAGAGAACCGGGCGTCATCGGACTGCTCTTTTTTGGTAAACAGCGCCGTGACGCGGGCAAACAGGGACGGTTTGTCGTCCTGGATTTCTTCCAGTTCGATCACCGTTTCCTCTGCAGCGGTAAAGAGATTGGCAGGATTCTGCTTGCGGTTTGCCAGCGGGTTATGGGCTGCACTGGCGCTGAATGTCAGCATTTCCGTACCCAGACTGGCAGGGTCATCAGTGGCAGCCAGGCCGACCAGATAGGCTTTGCCCGTATCAGCGAACTTCGGGCTGACTTCCATAGAGGTGAATAATTTCTGGCCTTTTTTCACCAGTTCCACCAGGGACTCCGTTGGCTCAACGTCGGCATACAGCGCCATCTTGCCTGCCAGCGGACCTTCCGTGATTTCTTCAGCAAACAGCGCCGTCACCTTGCCGTAGCGGTTAAAGGTGCTGTCCGGCAGATAAGACTTGATGTGCTCAAGGTTAATCAGCGCGGTATACACCGCCGGGTTGTAGCTGGCTGCCATCTGTTCCAGCCATTCACGCTGGATTTCGCGTCCGTCGGTGGTGGCACCTTCCACCCCGATGCGAAAACGCTTTGCTTTCACTGTCATGAGCCGTGCTCCGTTAGAAAAAACTTACTGGAGCCTTATGGTTGCGGTGATGGGGGCAGTGAAACAATGCGCGGTATTTGTACCGACAACCACACAAACCGCAGGCGGGGAAAGCCTTCATTCAAGGCTGTAGGTTTGTGCCATGAACACCACACTGACACCCGCAGATCTCGATCCCCGTCGGCAGGCCATGCTGCTGTACTTTCAGGGATACCGCGTAGCCCGCATTGCTGAAATGCTGGGCGAGAAAGTTGCAACCGTTCACAGCTGGAAAAAACGCGACAAGTGGGGTGACTATGGGCCGCTGGATCAGATGCAGCTCACCACCGCCGCACGCTACTGCCAGCTCATTATGAAGGAGCACAAAGAAGGGAAAGATTTCAAAGAGATTGACCTGCTGGCGCGCCAGTCGGAGCGCCATGCGCGGATCGGCAAGTTTAACAATGGCGGCAACGAAGCCGACTTAAACCCTAACGTCGCCAACCGCAACAAAGGCCCGCGCCGTCAGCCGGAAAAGAACGTTTTCACCGATGAACAGATTGAGAAGCTGGAAGAAATCTTCCATTCCTCCATGTTCAACTACCAGCGCCACTGGTGGGAAGCCGGAAAAACCAACCGCATCCGCAACCTGCTGAAGTCACGCCAGATCGGCGCGACCTTCTATTTTGCCCGTGAAGCCCTGATTGACGCCCTGCTAACCGGGCGTAACCAGATTTTCCTTTCCGCCAGCAAGGCTCAGGCCCACGTCTTTAAGCAGTACATCATCGACTTCGCCAAAGAAGTGGAGGTGGAGCTGAAAGGCGATCCGATGGTGCTTCCTAACGGGGCCACGCTGTACTTCCTCGGCACCAATGCCCGCACGGCCCAGAGTTACCACGGCAACCTGTATCTGGATGAATATTTCTGGATACCGAAATTCCAGGAGCTGCGCAAAGTGGCTTCCGGTATGGCTATTCACAAAAAATGGCGACAAACCTATTTTTCCACGCCATCCAGCCTGACACACAGTGCTTATCCGTTCTGGTCCGGTGCGCTGTTCAACCGAGGGCGCAACAAAGCCGATAAGGTGGACATCGACCTGTCCCACAGCAATCTGGCCCCCGGCCTGCTGTGCGCAGACGGGCAGTACCGCCAGATAGTCACTGTGGAAGATGCGGTGCGCGGCGGCTGTAACCTGTTCGACCTCGACCAGTTGCGCATGGAGTACAGCCCGGACGAATACCAGAACCTGCTGATGTGTGAGTTCGTGGACGATCTCGCGTCTGTGTTCCCACTCAGCGAGCTGCAGGCGTGCATGGTGGACAGTTGGGAAGTCTGGACCGACTTTCATGCACTGGCCCTGCGCCCGTTTGGCTGGCGCGAAGTGTGGATCGGATATGACCCGGCGAAAGGTACGCAGAACGGCGACAGCGCCGGATGCGTGGTGGTGGCGCCGCCAGCCGTGCCGGGCGGTAAGTTCCGCATTCTTGAGCGTCACCAGTGGCGCGGAATGGACTTCCGCGCCCAGGCTGACGCCATCAAAAAACTGACCGAACAGTACAACGTGACCTATATCGGTATCGACTCAACCGGCGTTGGTCACGGGGTTTACGAGAACGTGAAAGCGTTTTTTCCTGCCGTCCGGGAGTTTGTCTACAACCCCAACGTTAAAAACGCCCTGGTACTCAAGGCCTACGACATTATCAGCCACCGCCGTCTGGAGTTTGACGCCGGACACACCGACATAGCGCAGTCCTTTATGGCAATCCGTCGCGCCACCACCGCCAGTGGCAACCGCCCGACCTATGAAGCCAGCCGCAGCGAAGAAGCCAGCCACGCCGATCTGGCCTGGGCAACGATGCACGCACTGTTTAACGAACCGCTGCAGGGCGAATCCGCCAATACCAGCAATATTGTGGAGTTTTTTTGATGGGAAAGAGTAAGAAGAACCGCGCTGCGGCGACGAAACAGATCCAGCTTAAAAGTCAAACTACAGCCGAAGCATTCAGCTTCGGCGATCCCGTTCCTGTTCTGGACCGCCGAGAACTGCTGGATTATGTGGAATGCGTACAGATGGACCGCTGGTATGAGCCGCCCGTCAGCTTTGACGGACTGGCGCGCACCTTCCGCGCTGCCGTTCATCATAGTTCCCCGATTGCAGTAAAGTGCAACATTCTGACCAGCACCTACATCCCTCACCCGCTGCTCAGCCAGCAGGCTTTTTCACGTTTTGTGCAGGACTATCTGGTATTTGGTAACGCCTATCTGGAGAAACGCACGAACCGGTTCGGTGAAATTATCGCTCTTGAGCCTGCCCTGGCAAAATATACCCGACGCGGGTTAGACCTGGATACCTACTGGTTTGTGCAATACGGTATGACCACGCAACCGTATCAGTTCACGAAAGGCAGCATTTTTCATCTGATGGAACCAGATATCAACCAGGAGATCTACGGCCTGCCCGGTTATCTTTCTGCCATTCCGTCAGCCCTGCTCAACGAGTCCGCCACGCTGTTCCGCCGTAAGTATTACATCAACGGCAGCCATGCAGGCTTCATCATGTACATGACCGACGCCGCGCAGAACCAGGAAGATGTAAACAATCTCCGTAACGCGATGAAAAGCGCCAAAGGTCCAGGCAACTTCCGCAACCTGTTTATGTACTCGCCTAACGGCAAAAAAGACGGGCTTCAGATTATTCCTCTGTCAGAAGTCGCGGCAAAGGATGAATTTTTGAATATCAAGAACGTGAGCCGGGATGACATGATGGCAGCACACCGAGTGCCGCCGCAAATGATGGGGATAATGCCGAATAATGTTGGGGGATTTGGGGATGTGGAGAAGGCTAGTAAGGTTTTTATGCGTAATGAATTGATACCGCTACAAAACAGAATAGAAGAACTCAATAAATGGCTCAAAGATGACATAATAAAATTCATGCCATACAGTTTCATATAAAACTAAGGGCCGAATACCTCGGCCCTCTACATTAAGATTTATGGCTAAAGAGTATACCTGTAACAGAACGTTGATAGGCATCAAGCTTCTCTTGCCTCTGCTTAAAT